AGATTCCTCTACGTCTCGTGGGCTCGGAGATGTGTATAAGAGACAGAAACAGAAGTGGCCTCTCGATAGCGTTCAAGAATGCGCTCTTCTTCTGTCTTCTTAAGCCTCGCTAAGCGCTTTTCAAGAAGACGCATGCGATAAGCCATCTCATCAAAGAATTCAGACGGCTTCATGGTCCACTGCATCAGCTCTCTATCCATTGTCACACTTCTCCTTGACCAACTGCCTTAGCAAAAGCAGAAAGATAGCTCTGCATTAGATCAGGCTTTTCCACTGCCATGCATTCCACCACTGAACCGTGCATTACAGCACTAGCCTGCACCAAACTGTCGAGACGAATTTGCAGGGAGTTCAGATCGTTGATGGCATTGTCGAGCATCAGGCAGGGGCCAACGTCTGAGCGTTGGCCCTCCAGGGCGCAGAGAGCAGTTTCAAGGGCCTGGCAAGCGCGGAGTAGCTCATCCACGCGAAACACTCCCTCAACAACAGGCTCACCAGCAAACATCACTGGCACAGTGTTACCAAGAACATTCTTAGCAAACACGGAAGTGCCACGGTCACTGGTATGGCCTGACACGGCAACCACTTTGCTATGCATGATTAAGAAGCAATGGGAGGGACTCGCGTCCCATGCACGGCATCATGCCGCATCGTCACCAGAGCGTCAAGCCTTTGCTGCGTTTTGCTTCACGTAGCTCGCGCACCACTCTCGATGTTGCCTTGGAGCCTCTTAAGGGCTGCTCACGCCAGGCGATGGCAACACAGTGACACTCTCCTAATGGTTCCAGCACTGCGTAGCGATGGGCACGGCCAAGCAATGTCTGAAAGGCATTACGGCGTGATTTTGTAAGAGGCTGCTCTGGCTCTTCAAGCTCCACGCGAGCGAAATCAGCAATTTCCGTAAGGTCGTCCAGTGACGTGGCCGTCACGATGAAATAACGATTACGTTGCTGGACATTGGCCCATACGGGATGAGGCGGAGGGCTTTCCTGCCCCTTGGCCATCACTTCCTGCGCTAGGGCAGGCGGAATGCATATATATGCTTTCCGCCCATCAGGCACGTTACTTTCCGAAAAACCAATAGTCATTTGGGAATAGGACTGTGGTCCAGCCCCAACAGGGCTGGCCCACGAGCTGACTGCCTTCTGGGATGGTGTTGGCCCATTCAATGGTGACAGAGCCGAGTTGGAAAGTGCCTCCGGCATGGCTGATGGTAAATCGGAAGGTGGGAATGGTCATTCGATGAAAGGAACGGTGCAGGGAATGTCTGATGGCCATTCCGTCACCGTTGAAATACGCTTACGAGGGAAATGCTTTGTGAATAGCTGGCGAGCTAGCCATTCATTTGGTGCCATGAGAGAAATCATCTCGTCACGACTTGTCGTAATGAGATAGGCATTCATGGCATTAGGCATGTCAACCATCGTTTTTCTCTCTTGCTTTATGTTCATCCACTTCTGAAATGATGCTTTCTTTCAGCATCTCTCGCCACTCATCATCGCCGCCAAAGCTGCCCACGCTTTCTAGAAGCTGAATGGCACCACTGATACGAGCGGCGTCCATTGCACCAGCAATGGACGAAGCGCTGTCTTCCATGGCCACCATTTCCGAAATGACACCAGTATGGATGCCGTACCACTTACCTAGGCAAAACAAAGCAATTTGCCGCAATGGCTCGTCACCGTATTTTTCCAGGAGAGCGCCGATAGTATCGGCCATCTCTACTGGCACGCCAATAGTGTGCGGATCATTAAGGAAATCTTGAGCCCAGGCATTAGCCTCAGCACGTTGTTCGCTCTTTGCTTCGCTGGCTTTCCGCAGAAAGTCATCGACGCTGTTGAAGGAAAAAGACAATGGGAGGCAGGCAACGAAGGTATCCTGCCGACGATAACGAAAGGCGTCAATAGCCGGGGCTAAAGACTTTCTGAACTTTGCAGGAACTTCGTGCGCTCTGCTACATCACGCTCCTCATCTTTCTCATCTGCGTCCATTGCTTGTACTTCCACGGCGCCTTCTCGCATGGCCGTGTCTTCACTGAGCTTTTTCTCTTTATCAATGGTGACAGTGAGATCTTTTAGGAACTGCTGGTAAGTCTTGTCCTGTTGCTCTTCACGCTTCAGCTCGTGCAGGCCAAGGAGACGGGCCTGCTCTACCAGGGCATTCTTGGCCACGTTGAGGAAGCCATGGTCACCTGCACTTTCCTCTACTTTGATCATGGTGCCACCCTTTCCATCGTCATTGTCTTGAATGGTGGTCACCTTTTTCTTCTTGCTGCATTCAAATGCTTCCATGGCCTTTTCTTTAAGGTCCATTTGCTCCTTAAGCAGACGTGCCCGATGCACGTCTGCGCTCTGCAAAAGCTTTTCCGTATAGAGCTGGCGAGCGTGGTGACGATCCGCATTAACAGTCTCTTTACTGAGCTGCAATGCATCGGCAATCTGGCGGTTGCTCATGTTGGCCGCCAACAACTCCTGGACCATATATCGACGCAGGCCGATGAGGTCTTTGGCCATGTTAACGCCAGGCTTATTTTTCGCACGGATGCGTTCAATCTCCTCTGGAGAGAGGCCAGCATCGGAGAGGATCTTCAATGCATAGCGCAAGCCTTCTTCTTTGTCCTTAAAGACAATCTCTGGCTGTGCCATTCGTAAAATTCACCGTTGGCGCAATTGTATCGCCTTCATATGGCAAGGTCCGTACAAATAGCTCAGTAAATCTTTCCATTTTCTGAGCTGCGACGGCAGGAGGGCCATCTTTAATGGCCCTCCGTATCGAGTTCATCTCATCCCATTCCGCATCGGACAAGACATTGTTATGCGTCACGCTTTTCCTTGCGTTGCACCTTCCAGCTTAAAGCCGCCATCAATAAGCGATTGAATGTCATTCAGACTCCGGCGCCAATGCCGTTCGCCTTCGGGGCTCACGGCACCGTACAAATAACGTGCTGCTGGAGCAGGGCCTCGATCAGGCGTAGAGAAGCCGTGATGAATGCGGCAGATGATTTCCACGCCATTGTGCTCCAGCGAGGGGAGATTTTCGACAGGCTTAGGAGGGTTGAGCATTGCAGGATTTGTTTGCCATGCAATGTTACCTATTGTTTTCACCTTGGAAGACTATTCTTCCAGGGGATTTTGGCCTTGGTGCTGAACCTCGCGCCGCCCTTGGGGGGCGTCGCTGGCTCTGGAAGGCCATGCCTGGAGGGAGTCTAGGGCTCGTCAGTTCTGGAACTGGGTGCGCTCGGGACTTTCCGTGACCACTGTAGCACGGCCCTTAAAACGCTCAGAAATCAGCCAAATCCCTTCCATTTCGGACGCTCCAGGCGGGCATCGTCCTGCAGTTCCTTGGTGATTTCCTCGATTTCTGCTTTCTTCTCAACTTGCTCCGCAACGGTTTCTGCAATGGGAGCGGGCTCAGTTTGTCCGCCAGTAATTGCTTGATGCAGGGCTGCGAGGCCAGGATGATGAGCGAAAGCCATTGCAATTACTAGGCCGCGGCCATAACATAATAAAGATTATGTTAGCTGCATTCTCAATAAAAGGCGTTTATCAGGAATACAACTACTCATGAAGGGGGTGGGTTCACTCACAAAATGAGTGGGTTGGATATTGGTTAGCATTAAAAAAGCCCGCCTCGTAGCGTCGGGCGGGCGGGGAGACGCCGAACTAAGTCTCCCTCTATTTAGAACGGAATGCCATCATCGAAATCTGGCACTTCCTCAGGGGCGTTCTCAATAGTCGGCTCTGCCACCATCGGCGCTTCAATGAAATCTGCAGGCTCCTGTTCCACATAGCTAAAAGAGTGGTACATGCGATCACGCTCTCCAGTGGGGCCGAGTCGCCACGATGAAGAGATGAGGCCCTGACGACGGGCCTGCTCCAACGTGCGACGTGCTTTGCCTGTGTCGAACATCGAGAGCATGTTGCTCACCTGTTGAGCATCAAAGCATTCCATGCCGCGATTGTTCACAACATTGGCAATGCGCATCAGGCCTTCTGGGTCGCCGTCCACTGGCCCTTTGTAGAACCAGCCATAGGTGTCGGGCTCTCGGACTAGGAAATGCTTTCCTGACAGGCCGCTACGAGATTTTGTCCATTCCAGCAGGAATTCGTTTGGACCAGGATTGTTCTCTGGGCGATAGAGCTTCACCACTTCCGAGACGTTGGCTTCAAAACTAGAGCTGTCGCGGATGCCGCCTGTTTTGTTTAAGTGGTGAAGGATGACGATGCTGCAGCCATAGGTGTTGGCAATATCTCGCAGCTCGTAGATGACATTGCCCGCATCGCTTTTGATGAGGTCGACATCCATACCAGCAAGACACGCCGTAAGGCTGTCAATGGCTACCAACTGGGGGCGATCACGCTTGATGCGGTCGGCGAGCCAGCCAATATTGGAGAAGCGCCAACGCTCGATGAAGCCGATGGAATCGGGCTCAAGATCGTCGCGGTCGTAGCCGATCACCTGCATCTTCTCTGCAGCATCAACCACAGGCTCATCACATTGAATAATGAGGGCCTTGCCCTTCTGGCAACGGCGACCACTCCATTCAGAGCCAGTGGCCACATTCATGGCCCAGTTGTAAATGAGGGTGGATTTGCCGCTGCCTGGAGCAGCGGCTAGCAGCATCACGCTGCTTTCAGGGAGGATGCCAGCGATTGTCCAACGTCTCACTTCATTGGACAAGGCAATGGCTTTGGCATCCAACACTTCAATCTCTTCCTTTCCATCGACTCTGGTTTTGGCTTCGCTGAGAAGCTTTTCAAGCTCACTGGTGGCCATCTTGAGGCCATGATTTGTCATCCACTGGCGTGCTTCAAACAACACGCGAGCGTCGTTGCCATACAGGCCCACCATTGCCTCTAGGGCACCAATGATCTCTTCATAGGAAGGAAGGCCATCGTGGCCTTCATGACGATCCTTGGAAACGATGGAGGCGAGGATCAGTTCCTGGTCAGCACCTTCATCAATCCAGTCGGAAATGTCAAAACCATTGTTTTGCGGAAGGGAGTCCCATTCAAAGCGGTCGGGATCTGCATACAACCATTGCGCGCCAGGGTTATCTGCTGCAACCTCCCGCATAAGTGCAACGCCTGGCTCGTCTCGGTCGGGACATAGCACAAGACGGGCGGCTTTGAACAGCGAGGAGTAGTCCCCATTGCTCCTGTATTGCTTGCTACCGCCGAGGAATGTGACGGAGGGTAAGCCGATTTGCCATACGGCATCGCAGCACAGCTCACCTTCAACGACAAAGATGGGCAAATGGAGGGCTTTGGAAGCTTCAATAGCTTCGTTATATCGATATGGCAGCACTTGAGAGCGCAAGGTGTCGATGGCCTGCTTGCGCTTTTTAATGTCAGGATCAATGCCGGGGTATTCCTGGAAGATTTGCTTCTTGCCGTCGTTATCACGACGCACAACGTCTAAAACCCTGTTGCCATCTCGGTTTTCGTATCCGAAGCGATAGGAACCACTATCGCGAGGTGGACGCTCCCAGCGCTTCATTGGGGCAAGGATGTTGCGAATTTCAGCGCGGTGTTTCGGAGAAGGATCGTTCCAGCAGTTATAGGAGCCGTTGTTGCGGTCGAGGCTGAGATTGTTGCCGCCACAGGCGGGACACTTATATTTCCCCGATTCCTTGGAAGGCTCCAGCTTGGCTTCGTGGTCGAGGATGTTGAAGGCCATGGGGGCAGGAGAGTCAGAGCCGTTGTAGCAGATTTTTCAGGTGCTGCAACGCCTTGAAGCGGTTTTAAGGCGGTCTTAAGCATTCAAAGGCAGTCCCATGAGACTCAGGGCACTTAGGGGTTGCAAGTCCGAAAAAGGTGTGTAAGGTGTGTCAAGCCGCCATACCCGATGGAGCTTCTCCTTATCTTCATCGTTTCTTTTCTTTTCGCCTATTTCCTCCTCTGACCTGCTGATTACCGTGCCGAATGTTCATGGCGAACTTAAAAAGCGCCGCCACGTCACCCTCACCGACACCGCTTTCTCTCATCTGGGTGAAATCGCCCATGAAGCGAGAAAGTCCAATAGTGAGACACTGGAGCGTCTTATTCGCTCCACTCCCGTATGGGAAGGAAGTGCCACCCTTGCAGACAATGCGTGGGAAGAATGCTTCGACCATACGCAGGAGCAAATAAATCCCTCCGCCCCTTTCTCTGATGAAAGCCTCTGAACTCCGAAATCATCTCGATGGCTACCTTCGCACCAATGAAGATTGCGAAGTGAAACTTTATTGCGAAAGTGTTGTTTACGACGACATCTTTGATGAGCATCAGTGTGAGGTCATTTCTGACATTCGCGCAGTAAATGACTGGCCATTGCCTGGTCAAAGCATTGTTGTTGGCGATGCGGAGCAACCAGCGAAGTATCTCGTTGTCTTCTATGACTCTTCCGACGAAAACAAACAAGCCGCATACAAGCGCAGTTTTGGTTACACCCCTGGAATGAGCCTCTAATGAAACATTCCAACATCCTCTACGACCCTTCCCTCATGTCTTCCGACCCCGCTCAGCAATCCATGCTTGACCGTTACAACGGCGTATTCACCCCCCTGGAAATCAGTGCCGAAGCTTTCAAGGCTGCATACGACACCCCTGACATTGGTCCTCACATTGAGAAGGACTACAAAGGCCTCTCCTATCTCTCCTGGCCCTTCGCTTACCGTTATCTCAAGGAACACTTCCCCACGCTCTTCGTCGCGTTTGAAGAGAAAACCATTGGTGAAGTGGTCTTTGGTGGCCCTGGCTATTACTACCTTCGCCCTTATCTCACTGACGGCATCCGTCGCACTGTTGCTTTGATCTTCCCCGTGATGGATCGGAAGCACAATGCCATCAAGGAGCTGGATGGTCGCGCCATCAGCGACAACTGTCAGCGTGCTGCCGTTAAGTGCATCGCTACTTTCACTGGCCTCGGCCTGCGTCTGTACGCAGGCGAAGACATCCCCAAAGAAGATGACCAAAAAGGATCGCCCAGGATCGCGCTTCAACAGGAAGCTCCGAAGCAAGCTGCGGCATCAAAACAGGAGCAAGCGCCTGCTGATGGAGGCAATGCTCATCTTGGAGAAGCGTGGGCTCTTGCCTTCGATGGAAAGCAAGCCCTCGTTGAATTCTGCGAAGCCAATCCTCTTGGACTTGCCGATGTGAGAGCCTGCCAGATGGCAGTCAAGAACGCCCTGGACACTGTTGGCCTCAACACTGGTGCCAATGTGAAGACCATCGGCGACTTTGGCAATGTGATCACCACCCTCGTATCTTCCTGGACTAAGGAGCAAGGCATCAAGATCACCAAGGCTGCCATGACGAAAGAGCTGGACAGCATTCGCGGGGCTGCAGTGTCCACTGGAGCTGCCATCGAAGCCGTTAAGGCATTCGTTGCATCAAAAAAGTAGATCTAGCGGCGGCCCTCTTGGCGAGGGCCTTCGCTGGAACAGTCTGTGCCGATGCAGACGACAATCCTCTCACTGAATCACCATGGACCACCTAGCTGCACAACCACATAAGTGGAACCACACTTTTCTTGATCGCTTTGGCAACCCTTCTTATGAAGTGAGCTTCACTTCTTACAAAGAAGCAGCCCCTGAACTCGTAGAAGATTTCGCTTGCTACCTCATGGGCTGCGGCTTCTTCCAAAGCACCATCATTGAAGCTTTCGATGACTACATCAGCGACCATCGCCAAGCCCTCGTTGACTCAGGAAAGCGCCTTGGACAAACAATGGTGGGAGAAGGCCAATGAAGCCTACTGGAGCTTTCCAGACGATCTCATTGATAGTCCGAAACGTGTGGCAGCTTTGCTTGCTTCCGTTATGGATGCTGGTCTTCTGGACCCTGCGTTTCTTAAGCCGTTTATTAATCGACATCTCATGCCTGACATTGCAATGTGTACGGGGGATGGATGCCCTGTTAAGGAAAACTGCTGGCGTTATCTGGCGCCTCCAGACAGGTATCAATCGCAATTCGCGGCGCCTCCATGCACCGACGAAGGTTGCGAATACTTCTGGGATGTGAACGAAAAATGATTTCCATCCTCATCATGGCTCAACTTGCGCAGCCTCTCCCTCGCGTGGGTGGTTGCCCCATGGGCTACTTCACTTCCGGTGCCTATTGCGTGCCCTCTCGTAGCGCAACTAATGCCATCGAGAAGCAGGGAAGCAATTGCCCTATGGGCTACTACACATCTGGTTCTTACTGCGTCAAACCACGATGAAATTCCCACGCTACGAGCCAAACAGGCTCCAAATTAACAAGAAACGCTACTACGTTTCGGAGGATCTCCCCAATGTCCCAGCAGGCATCGTGCTTCCTTCCGTTACAACAATCGCCTCGGCCACCGCCCCCATCGGCAAGACCATGGCCTTGATCAACTGGCGTAAGCGTGTGGGAGATGCCGAAGCAAATCGCCGCACGCGCAATGCCGTCGAACGTGGCAACTGGCTCCATGGAGTATTGGAAGATCTCTTCAATGGGGAGGACATTGAGACGCATTTTGATAATGCGCCTCAATTCCTCCCTTACTACGAGAGCATTCAGGACTTCCTGGACCAGATAGACGAGCCTCAGCTCGTCGAAAGTGCCATCTCGTGGTACTGCCCTTCCAGGGAAATTGGTTACGCGGGCACCTTCGATATGCTCGCCACCATGAAGAGCGGCGCCTATGCGCTGCTCGATTGGAAGACCAGTTACAAGCACAAGAGCGACTCGATGCTTGCGGACTACCGCATGCAGCTTGGAGCCTATGTGCAGGCCATTGAACAGATGTATGACATCGAAATCAATGAGGCGCACTGCGCCATTGCCATCTACGACCCCGACACTGGAAAGGGCGAACAGGCTCAAATTGTGAGCCTGGATGCCAGCGAGCTTGTAGCCCAAGCTGGCGTGATGACACAGAAGACTCAACAGTTCTTCTTCGACCACTACCCCGGTCGTGTGCCCTTCACAATTTCTATGGACAAGGGGGCTTGATCCCCCGTCCATAGTCGCTACTCTTGTTCCGTTCTTCTTTTTCAACCATGGCTTCTCAGCCTCTCTACAAAGTCGCCATCGACATCCCCGCAGACGTGTTCCGCGAGGCCAAGGAAGCTGGCCCTAACGATCGTGGCATGTACAGCCTTGCTGCATCGTTGTGGACCAACGACCGCAAAACCAACGACTCTCAGCCCAGCTTCACTGGCCAAGTGCAAGTGAAAGGCAAGATCGATGGTGCCAAGGGTTATGCCTCCATGTGGGACAACTCTGGCAAGGCTGGTGGCGGCAAGAAAGCCGCTTCCGACGATCTCTTCTGATCCTTACGGGGGCGCCTAGAGCGCCCCTTTCATAATGCTCCTTAACGACATCGAGATCAGCAAGCTTGCTGAAAACGACCTCTTCATGCCCTACGTGGGTGAGAAGACAAAGATTGTTGATGGCAAGCCTGCCCTGAGTTTTGGCCTAAGCCAAAGCGGCTATGACATTCGCCTGTCTTCCAAGGAATTCATCGTGTATGCATCGCCGCAGGTCACGTCCACCTTCGATGTGAAAGATGCCCCTGAAGGCATCACGACAGGCCTGGTGCAGGATGAGAAGGGCTCGTTCTTCATCATTCCTCCGCATGCCATCGGCCTTGGCGTAAGCGTCGAGCGGTTCAACATGCCAAACGACGTAATGGGCCTGTGCTGGGGCAAATCTACCTACGCACGCGCTGGTCTCATCGCCAACATCACTCCCATCGAGCCTGGCTGGTGTGGCTACCTAACCATGAGCCTCACCAATCCCACCGACCGCTACATCCGCGTGTACGCCAACGAGGGCATTGCCCAAGTGGTGCTATTCCGCTGCGGGGAGGTGGGCAAGCCCTATGAAGGGAAGTATCAAGATCAAGGGGCTCGCGTACAACTGGCCACCGTCTGATTAATCACCGTCACTTCAAACATTTGTCGTCATGACGACCTCCGTCCCCGCTCAGGACCGCTGGTATCCAAGCGGCGAAAATCTCATCACATCCATTGACGCCGCCAATGCACTGAAAGACTGGTGGAATGCTTCTTTTGATTTTCAACGGTCCGAAGAGGGCAACGAAAATCTCATGGAAGTATCTGCCCTTAGTCTCATGGCCTCTCGAGGAGACGAGGGCTTCACCGAGGATGAGATCCTCATTCTTTCTCAAAAAATTACAGAACTAAAAATGTCCTCAGCAATAAGCACCATGATTTCACAAGGAGCTATTTGCGTGTCGCTTGTTGAAGACAACCCTGAAGGGCCGCATTATGAAATTGCATTTCGAGCGACTGAATAGCTTTTTCTTCTTATCGTATGAAGAATTGGCCATGCATTCATGAGCGCTCTTGAGGATAAATTCCACGATCAGTGGAAAGTCCAATGGCCACAATTAGAGCTTGTTCGCGAGTTCAGTGATGTGCCCACTTGGGAATCTGATTATCAAGAGCGCTACGCCAAAAGCAAACGATCCAAGCGCTACAGAGCAGACTTTGCTCACGTTGAAAGCCGTTCGTTGATTGAGATACAAGGCGGCACCTATATGCGGGGCCGCCATGTATCAGGATCTGGTTATGACCGCGATGCAAGGAAGTACAACCTGGCCATGATGGGTGGCTGGAAAGTATTCCTGCTCACGTCTACCACGGCCACAGACGCCACTTGGATTGAGAAGATCGGGGAGTCGTGCTGGAGCGAGATGATTGCTGCCGTTCTAAAAGATCAGCAGCCTGATTCATAAGCTCTTCTGCGGCCTGCAAATCAGACTCGCGCAGTCCAATGGCATGGCGCAAATTCATATTTTCCTTGATCAAGCTGCCTACGGCGCCCTGCAGGTTGCTAAACCCCTCCAGCAGGTTTGTGGCCACCTGTTTGAGCTGCTCCATGTCGGTGCATTCTGCAATTGCCTTCTTATTGACGGCAAGGGAGAAGTCCCGCTCAATGCTGCGCTCAAATGGACCCATGGTTGCAATTCTTTTCCTCCCATCGTAATCAACAATCACCGGCAAGCTGTACTGCATGGCTCTTTCCTTTTCCTCTAGCGTAACCCTGCGCGATAGGCGGAAGACTTTTGTACGGCCCGTGGAATCTGCACAAGATCCCGAACTTTTGATTACGGTTCTCCCGCGAATGCCGTTTCGTCGTTCACTACGCACTCCTAAGCATGATCCTTTCACCGAGGGACAAAGAGTGGTCTTGGTATCGCTCACGTCAGATGGATGGATATATTCAGGGTTCAAAGGCACCATTCTTTCCTTTGAAACCGAAAGAGACAGCAAGGGAAAGGCAGTTCAAAAAGCACGAGTGGCTTGGGATGAGGGTGACCAACATCCTGCCCGCATTAGTGTCTCAGCAATTTCGCGTCTCCGCCCAGAACAATGACTGATTTCACCATCCATGATCCCCTCGGTGACGGCATTAGCAGTGTTCGGCTTCTCGATTGGATGGGAAGCTCAATGGACATTGTTTGTGATGCGCGGCAAAGCTTTGACCTTGAAAGTCCAGACTTTGGACCGCGAGAGCAGAAGCTTCTCAATTACTTGGTCGCCCATCGACATACCAGCCCGTTTCGTGGCGTGGTCTTCAAATGGCAAGTGAAGGCGCCACTGTTTGTGGCGCGGCAATGGTGGAAGCATGTGATTGGCGGTACGTTCGCCAATGACCAGCTTGGCTGGAATGAGAAGAGCTTCCGCTACTGCCCTGCTGATCACGAAGAGTTTTATTTCCCGAAAGAATTTAGAAAGCAGAGCGTCAGTAATAAGCAGGCCTCTGATGGGCCGCTCGATCAAGGCAGCGCACGGGTGGCTGAAATCAAATACGCAGAGGCCTTACAGGCGGTGCGAGAGGCCTATTCAACGCTGTTGGCTGTTGGCGTAAGCAAGGAGCAGGCACGCGGCATTCTGCCGACGTGCCACTACACCAGCTTTGTTTGGACCTGCAGCCTCCAGGCTCTGCTGCATTTCCTGAGCTTGCGTCAGCCTTCCGACGCACAATGGGAAATTCGTGCCTATGCCGACGTTCTTGCCGAGCTGGCTGAGCCTATCGTTAGCGAAGCTTTTGCAGCTTTCAAAGCCAATGACAGCTCCTTCTAGTCCAGACACCATCTCGCTAGGCGGTAAGCCTGAGATGGTGAACTCTCCCGATCACTACGTTGCCCAGGGGAGCATTGAATGCATCGAGGCCATCGAGGCTCAGCTCACCCCAGAAGAGTTTCGCGGCTTCCTCAAAGGCAACGTGGCCAAATACGTGTGGCGCGAACGCCATAAGGGCGGTCGCGAAGATCTTCGCAAAGCGCAGTGGTATCTAAAGCATCTCGTTGCTTTTGATTCCATCAAGGAAGCCACTGACTCCCTCGGTCCCTCCAGTCCCTTTGTGCGTTTTGACAATGACTATTGAAACCGCTCCTTGCATCAGTGGCGACTGGCAGGCCGAATGGCGCAAGCAGCGCTATGAGCGCCTCCTAGACACCATCTCAGAATATCTCTGTGACGACGGTAAAGACAGTGGCGCCAAGGCGTTCCTGGATGATCTGGTAAAAGGCTTAAAGGAAACACGAGATTGGCCAGAGCGTCAAGTGCATGAAATAGATGTGACTTTGGAGGCCATTCAATATGTCGCCTGATGACGCCGAGGTGCGCTTCTACGTGGATTGTCACGATCAAGAGGTGTACGAGGTTTCCTATCCATCGCTTGGCTTAAAGAGTTGCGTATCCTCCGCACACCTTGTCGAAGAACGCAAAATCCAATTGCTACGACTAAGCAGCAGCCCAGCCAACGTCTCCCAAATCGGCTAAAGAAAAAGGGCCACGAAATGGCCCTTTTCTTATGCGACGAACAATTTCCTCCTGCACCACGCGCTTCTCAGCCAGGAAGCGCCAGTATTCATCACTATCAGTATGGGCATCGATGAAGCTGTTGGCGTAGGTCCAGGCCATCAGCACTTCCTCTCGCTGCTTTGACCACTGATCCGTGGGACGCCACCATTCAAACACTGGCAAGTCAGTCTTGGCCAAGTTGCAACGCTTGCATGCCGGCACCATGTTCCAACGAGCAAAGTGAGGGCCGCCCTTGCTCTTGGGAACAATATGATCGATGGTTAGCTTCTCATTCCATCGCCCGCAATAAGCGCACGCGGACTGCCCTAGCGGGCCGCGAAGCGGATAGTCATCGAAGATGGATTTCCTGAAGCGTCGTGTGGCATCCGACTTACGCAATTCAATGAGGCCAGTGATGTAATCATCGGGCTCATACGCCACAAACATGACGCTATCTTCAGTTTGTCTGACCCTAATCTATCGCCTGAATTTGAACACTGAGACAGTGCTATGATTTAGAAAAATGCCGCAAAGCGAGCAGTGAAAGAAGGCATCGCAAACTTTGTGGCGACAGTCACTGCTGGCATGCTATTGGCATCTGGCGGGATGATGATTGCCGTAGGTAATCAACAAATTCGCATTACAACACAAGTTGAAGCGATAACAAAAAATCTTGACACTCTCACCGAGAACGTGCAACAGCTAGAGGCACGGGTGAGGAACCTTGAAATTCGACGCTAGGCTAAAGGAAACTCTCTCGGAGAATTCCCATGGGCGGTATTGAGTGGTTCGTGATTGGCGGTATCTTGGTTGCTGCTGTTGACCAGATCATTGAGCGCACTCCCTACAAGGAGAACAACGTGCTTCAGCTTGTCATGACAGGCCTGAAGGCAATCTTCCGCGTGAAGGGCTGAGGCCATGTGGCCCAGTAACCGAGCATTCTGGGACGAATGCTTCCAGATTGCTCGTAAGTGTGGCGCTAAATACCCTGAACTAGCTGCAGCTCAATGTTGCCTAGAGAGCGGATTTGGCAAGCATACTTCGGGCAAACATAACTACCTAGGCCTGAAAGGTAGTGGTACAACTACTACCACTCAGGAATGGTACGACGGTCAATGGGTGACAATCAAGGCGGGGTTCATTGATTTCCCTAGCCTTGCTGCATGCATTGAATATCTTGTCACGCGCTGGTATAAAGACTATCGGCATTTCAAGGGCGTTAATCGAGCCCCTAATCGTTACGCCGCAGCACGAATGCTTAAGGAGCAATCGTATGCTACGGATCCAGATTATCCTGCTAAATTATCGCGACTGATGAAGGAATATGCTCCTGAATCATCTCGCACTTCTCCCATGATTGGCCCCAAGAAATCCCCCAGAGAATTTGGCTTCAAAGCTGGTGATCATCACATTGTTGTGAATGATGCCGTGGAGACTGCCAAGTGCTTCAATTCCGAAGGGAAGCTCCTGTGGGAGCTTCCTGCCCTGGCACGCGGCCAAGGCAGCGACTACGAATGGAAGCTGCGCAACACTGACACGCCGCCCGGTCTTTACAAAGTGGGCACTGTCTACCGTGATTACGACATCAATGGAGACAAGCCCACGTATGACCGCACGCTCATGGCCTATGGCTGGTACAGCCTCGACATGATCGATCTAGAGGGCCAGGAGCGCAACAATGGACGGGCAGGAATCATGCTGCACGGCGGTGGCAGTGGCAATGGCTGGCCAGGCGCCTGGGCGCCCATGCAGCCCCTCCTGGCTACGCATGGCTGCGTGCGCATGCACAACATCCATCTGCGTGACTTTGTGATGCCCCTCCTTAAAAGTGGAAGCATCTTCATTAGCGTCTACCAAGAAGGATGACCTTTGAGAGCTGGCTAAATGCTCTCATTTATGAGCTGGGCCTTTTATTGGCCCAGCTCCGCCCTTCCGTGGCTCTCAATCCATGGTTCAAACGTCTAATGGAATGGTGCCGCCCTGACTGGGTGGAGTGGAAGACGGCCAACACACTAGATGCCGTTGATAAACAAGCGAAGGCTTTGGTAGAACAATGGGAGGCGGAACATCGTAATGACGTTTCCGAGAAGCTGGCCACGAAAGCACAAGAGCTGTTCCCAGAAGCAAAAATAACGCCACTACCCAACGCAGTGGTGCCATCTGTGATGATCGAGCACAAGGCTCCTGATCATGCGAGTGATGCGGTGAAGGCATTGGGTGGTGAAATGAGAATTACGTGGACTCTCGACGGGGAGCCTCCTCAGACCCCCGTGCGATGAGATTGTGAATGTCCATGTAGCCGCAATCCATTCCATCTACATAGGCATCAGCATCAAAACCAAACACTTCATAAAGAACATGGCGATAAGAGCCACGCTCTATTACATCGCCCTGTTGAATGCGTCGACATACGCTACGGAACGCCCTTAGGCGTTCCTCATAAGGCAAGGCATTCCACCATTCGTAATCCTCAAGCGCCAGTTGCTTAGTGCGCTCCTGGACAGTTTGACGCAGCTCTTCTAGGGCTCTGTCTTGCTGCTCTCCTCGGAAGAAGGCATAGAGTCGCTTGGTAAAGGAAGGTTTAGACGTGCCGCCAAATAGCGCCATTCGTTCAATTCTTTTTGGTGGTAGTCAATCCAAGACATTATGGCGTCGCAAATAGCTTCGTGCGCAGCTTCTGCTCCGCCATCAGTGATGAATTCATGCAGGCTATCGGAGATGGCGTCAACGTGTTGCTGGCGCCAATCAGGGCTCATGTTGGGTAGCGCGATCACCGCTGGACAATACGAAACAGTCCATCAGCATAGAAGGCCAATACGGCCCAGCCCACCACCATTGAAATGATGCCGGCGTTTCGATTGTGCTGCCTAATGGCAGCAGCAATCATCTCCTCCACCTCTGGTTTCGTAATGGGCTCCACGCGACTACTTCCAGAAGGGGTGCATAGCATAGCCAAACATTTCAAAATCTTGACGATGGGCTGTGCGCACAAAGTCAATTAGCTCATCGTCATACCAGGCTCCATAATTTCGCAAGTAGTTGTGATGCCTGGCGTGGACAAAGCCATTCAAGGCAAAGTCTTCTTTTAATTTGTCAATATCTTCCTCCAGTTTGTACCACCTATCAATACGCACGTCGCCATTTAAATCAACGAGAAAATCTGTTTGTTTTCCCATTGCTTTCAGCTCCGGCCTGCCAATTGCCCCCGCAAGCGCATCTACGATGCTTTTGCCAAAGACAAAATCTTTGAATGAAAAATCAAAGGTGGGAAAGCTATATTTCAGTTCAATGTAATAAGAAACAAGCCTGCAGTATGGATTGCGGGCAATGCAGAAAATCTTGTGGGCATCATTGATTACAGTATGTTGCTGCCAAAAAGAAACAGGAGCATGCTTGACCAGTTCAAACTGGTCGTTCATATCATTAATCAAGCCCTTCGATAATATTCCGGGCTGGAGATTAACGAGATACAATTTCCACCACTTCCCATTATCGCTGTAGCTTCGCGTGCGATGAGAAGGGAATGATTTTCTGGCGCTTGTGCCCGCCGTTTTGGGCGGGCTAATCAAGCACCATTCGTCATCAATGATGAGCAATTAAACAAGCTCACGCCAGCCAAGAAGGCCAAGTCCCTTCGTAGAACTATCAGCTTCCATAGTCAACACCATAATGTCAGACTCGCCGCTGGCATTAACGCCAAGGGCTAGGCCCAGGGCAGACTCAGCATTGAAAGCAGTGCTTCCTCTGCTACCAACAAGCCCAGCAGCAACAACGGTGCCCCCAGAGAACGTAGCTGCAGTAAGCGTTTCTACATTGCCCCTACCATTCGCTGCAGCAGCCCAAGTGCCGCTAGTGATGGTCGGATTGAGTCGCAGTCGCCATTGAGCAGTGGTATTACCTTCAATTGTTGTGTCCACTTGCGAAGGCATAATCACATTGCCAGTGCGACCACTAACCATGCGAATGCCGGCCACTACTTGCTCGCTAGAGATGGCAGCAACGCCCGTAGCACCACGCCCTGCCACGTACACGGGACCAGAAGGCTCGTAACCGCCCTCACTCTGCACACTGGTGCAAATCTGCTTCATCGTGCCAGCAGGGCCAGTACTGGCAATGCGATAGGAGCACGGCAGAATAGCCGTGGTCATATAGGCATGATCAATGGCATTAGCGTGATTCTGCTCGTGGCAATATTTGTACTCGCCATCAACAACAAAACCGAGCCTTACGCGGCCAGCACCAAGCCATTCAATGTCTGCAGTGAAGATGTTGGCCTTGGAAACGTCTAAATCAGAAAACGTATCAATGTTCCAATTATCTTGATTGATAACAGCTTCCTGAACAGTGCCGTCGTACTTGCCGCGAATGACAAATTGAACAGTGGTGCCATCAATGCGCACCATTACGCCATTGTCATCATCGAAAAAACCCACTTCCTGCACAAGGCCGGCAACTGGCGTGGTGCCAACAAAGCTTTGCAAGAACTGCAAGCTCTTGCCGGGCTGATAAGGGAAGCGCTTCTTGGTGCGCCGCAATACGCTATCTCCACTGGCAGACACTGCCATGGAAAGTGAGCTTTGGTTAGGCAAATGAGTGGTGGCGCCGCCGCCAGAGGCAACGGTGTACCACTGATCTGTGCGCTCGTTAAAGCGCATTGTGGAATCAAACAGCGTGAACGGTTCGCTTACGCGCTGACGCCCGAAGGCGTCCACCATGCCACTATCAGGACCACGCTGCAACAATTGCCCGCGATGGTCAGCGGCGATAGCAGTTTCAAACTGCTCGCCGCCACGTACTACCTGTCCCATGTTCAGCTAAGAACAATGGTGTCTTCGCCGCCACCACCGAACAGTGAATCACCACTAATAACAGTGCCGCTGGTCACGCCATCAATAATGAAAGAGTCGTCGCCTCCATCAACTGGCTGCTCAACTTGCTCTGCTGTCCAATTGCTGAATTCTTGGCTTGTTAAATAAGCAGCAAGATCTCCAACGCTCGTTGCATTATTAATGGCAAGCTCTTTTTCATCACTCTTGGCGCGAATGCGACCACGCTCCTCAAGGACTGCCGTGCTTACAGCTTTACCAGAAGATGGATCACTGGCGCGAGTGATGGCCCAATCACTTTGAGCAAGCAGCGAATTAGCAGTTTGCTTCACTTGACCAATCCATTGCTCTTTCAAGCCATCAAGGTCTTTCTCAATGAGAGAACCGTCTTCCGAATATCCCCAGTAAAACCTTTGATCCCAAACCGGAGGGGGTGCCTGTTCCGTGATACCAATGGCAGCACGCTCTTCGGGAGATGCAAGCCTCAGCCACCGGGAGGGGTATTGAATTCCGTCGTGCGTAAATGCCCGGTCCAATGCCAAGGGCTTTCCATCAAGAACGAACATTTTTCAAGGCAACAATGGAAGGATCAGCGTTATTTTAGATCGCTGAGGAGCTGCGCAGAGATACGGCTACTGCTTTCTACATAATAAGCCAAAATATCCGTGGCTCCTGATGTGGCGGTAACATTAGGCGCTGTACCACCAGGGAATTTCCAGCCACTAAAACTTACAGTGCGATTTCCAGTGCCATCTTGAGAAATTGCAATAAGTCCAGACTGCCCAGCGACAGCTCCAGAAGGTGTAATTAACGTGGTATTGCCAGTGAGCGTAATTGCAAAATTATTGCCTGCGGCAAAATCAGGAGTCACTGAAGTGCCAGTGAGTGTAACGACACTGCCACGCTGCGCTGCTGTAAAGCTTTGCGCAACATTCGTCTGAGCAACAGTACCACTCAACGAAATGGTTACATCACTGCCAAGATTGCCGCCACCACTCAATCCGCTGCCAGCAGTAATTGTTCGCGAAGATGGGACAATCTCCGAATAACGTGCAAGTCGAGTGCCTCCGGCAGTGCTGCCATCATGCACGCGAATAGTATTTAACGTGGTATCAACAGTGGCTTCACCAACTGCGCCAGTAAAACCATTGTGCTCAGTGGTAGTACCACGCCGTAGTTGTACTTGTTTTGCCATGTCAGTTGGTTAA